AAACGGCGCGGTCACTGGTCGGGCCACCCACAGCAAGCCTAACGTGGCTCAAGTGCCTAGCGTAGGTGCTCCCTTCGGTGGCGAGAGCCGTGCCCTGTTCCGTGCAACCCCCGGCCTCAAGCTGGTGGGCACTGACCTCTCAGGCATCGAACTCCGCTGCTTGGCCCACTACATGGCCCGCTGGGACGGTGGTGCCTATGGTGAGGTCCTGCTGAACGGGGACATCCACACAGCCAACCAAGAGGCAGCGGGGCTGCCCACACGGGCCAATGCCAAGACCTTCATCTACGGGTTCCTCTACGGAGCCGGTGTGGAGAAGATTGGGTCCATCGTGGGCAAAGGGCGGGCTGAAGGAACCAAGCTCCGCAACAAGTTCCTGGCCTCCCTCCCCGCACTTAAGAGTCTCATCGACGCCGTACAGAAGAAGGCGAAGGAAGCTGGGGTTCTCATTGGCCTTGATGGTCGGCAACTCCACGTCCGCTCTGCCCACTCCGCACTGAACACCCTACTCCAATCCGCTGGTGCCTTGGTCTCCAAGCGCTGGCTCGTTGAGGTTGACCTAGGGCTCAAGGCTGCGGGCATCCGAGACCGCGTACATCAGGTGGCCTGGATTCACGATGAGGTTCAGCTTGAGTGCCCCGAGGAACTCACTGAGGTGGTCGCCAAGATCACCACGGAGGCCGCTGCGAAAGCTGGAGAGTTCTTCAAGTTCCGCCTTCCGATTGCCGCTGAGGCTCAGATTGGCACCACATGGAAAGACGTTCACTAACCAAAGGAAACACACATGCTCCAATTCCCTGGACTGGAGGTGCTCACTGTCCTCGTGCGGAAGCACTTCACGAAGACTGAGCCAGAAGTATCAGCAGACAACCGACTCACTGAAGTCATCCAGCGTGCTCAATCCGGGGGCTTCAGTCTCCAGAACGATTACGCACGGACCAACGCTCAGGTGGTGGCTATGGCTGCCTCCTGTGGGTACATCACGACCGAGCAGAAGCGTGGCTCGTTTGGCCGCAAGTGGCTGGCTACAAGGAAAGGTAAGGCTTACCTGGAGGTGAACTGATGGCAACCGTTAGAGAACTGAAGGCGTATCTGGAGACCATCCCAGAGGATGCAGAGGTGTTTGTGAACTGCAGGGACTACGGCGGATTCTCTTACATGAGCGCGCTCAACCTAGAGCCGTACTCAGGGAACGTGGACTTCAACACCGCACTGGGGACTGACCACCTCTACTTGGGGGAGCACTGATGTTCCCCCTCTCCGCAGTCCCAAGCCTCGCCAAGTACATCGGCGTTGCCCTCGTGGTCATCCTCTTGGGCTCCATCGGCTACTTCTCAGTCCACACCTACACCACCACAGTCCAACAGAACGGGCAGCTACAGGCCACCAACGTGACCCTGAAGGCTGACTCTGCGAAGGCTTCAAGTGCTACGGAAGTGGCCGTGAAGAAGCTCCAGCAGTTCGACACCATCATCCAAAAGAAGGCAACGAATGAACAACACCTCCAGCAAGACGCTGCCCAGTTCGTCTCCGAGCGAAAGCAGCTTGGTGTACAGAGCGTGGCTGTTGATGCTTGGGCTACCGCTCCTGTGCCTGCTGCTGTCATTAGCAGCCTGTGTGAGCGCACCGCAATCCGTAGCTCCGATTGTCACCGAGACCAAGACAGTCCAAATCCCGCAAGCACTGACCTCCCCCACTGAGCCCGCTATCTGCAGGCTGGAAACCAACGGGGACTTGGTGGACTGCATCAAGGCGTATGACAACCAATTGCTCTCGTGCAATGCCGATAAGGCGAGCATCGAAGAGTTCCAGAAGGAGCCTAAGTGATGGACGCAAGAGACATCTTGACCTACTTCGATGAAGACGGTGAGCACGATGAGCAGTATCTAGAGGCTGTGCAGGTGGGCGAATGGGAGGTGGACCACAAGTACGAATCCCAGTCTACGGTCTATCGGCACATCCCCAGCGGGCGTTACTTCGATGTCATCCAGACGCGCTCTGGCAGCTACTACTCTGACTATGAGTATCTGGATTCGGTAGTCTACGAAGTCCAGCCCGTGGAGTACAAGGCCATCAAATATGTGGTGGTCAAGTGACATCCGCTCAAGTCCTCGCATTCCACACCCAAGAACTCCTCGAAGCCCACCGCCAGTTGTCCTTGGCTGGCGTCATCACCCACCTCAACAGCCAGCCCCTGACCATCAGCCAACGCTGTGCAATCGCACGGGAAGCGCTGGTTGCCTGGGGTTCCACCAAGTCAGTCCTTACAAAGGCTATGCAATGAACCTGTTCGACCAATTCGAAGAAATCCTCAGCAAGCTCAAGGACGCTGGGATCACGGGAGCCCTCATCGCGGGGGGTGCCTGCCGTGACCACATCCTGGGCCGCCCTGTGAAGGATATTGATGTCTTCGTGCCCTCGCAGCCGAACATCGATGTGAAGCTGGCGAAAGCCTTTGGGGCCTTCAACGTGAGCCCTATCATCGCCGCAGAGTACGCAGGTGCTGGTGGTGAGGTAGAGCACGTCTACGAGATTCAAGAGGAAGACGCGGACCCCTTCGCTCCTCATCCGCTGGAGCATGTGCCCGTTCAGGTTATCGTACTGGCCCCCGGGCTGGACCCGATTGAACGCGCTAAGTGCCATGACTTTGGCATCTGCCAAGCGTGGTACATCGGCAGCCCATTAGTGTTTGGCTCGACCGAGGCGTTCCACTTGGACATGCGATTCAAGACGTTCACACTCAGCCATTGTGAAGACCAGCAGCAGTTCGACCGCTCGATGCGCAGGTGGACCAGTAAGTTCCGTCAGCGGTTCCCTGAGTTCTCCCTGTACATCCCGGTGGAGCACCGGCATCTTGACCAAGAGGTGTTCGGTTGAAGACCACTCTCCTGATTGATGCGGACATTGTGGCCTTCAAGATTGCCTCCACGGCACAGAAGACCCATAAGTTCCTCGATGATGAAACCGGAGAGACCCTTGAGTGTGTTGATGTGGAGGAGTGGGAGGACACCACGCCCCGCATCGATGCCCTACTGGCTGAGTATCTGGAGCACACGAAGGCCGATGAGCTAATCATCTGCCTCTCCTGCCCCACCGAGGAAGGCTGGCGCAAGGCCATCTACCCGGACTACAAGGCCAACCGGGATTACTCGAAGCGCCCTGTGTACCTGTCAGCGGTCAAGGACTACATGGCTGAGAACTACCGCAGCTATCGGAAGCCCACGATGGAAGCAGATGACATCATGGGGATTCTCTCTACGCACCCCACGCTGGTCCCCGGTCGGAAGATCATCGTATCGGAGGACAAGGATATGCAGACCATCCCCGGGTGGCTGTGGAATCCCGCTAAGGACAACAAGCCGCGCCTCGTGGATGAGCACAGCGCCAACTACTACCACTTCTATCAGACCCTCGTAGGGGACTCCACGGACAACTATAAGGGTTGCCCGGGGATTGGCCCTAAGAAGGCTGAAGGGATTCTAGAGGCGCACTGCCACGAGACCAAGCATGACTCCGTGTTTGAGGATGACTTGGCCTGGGCGGACATCGTGGCCGCCTTCGAGAAGAAGGGACTCACCGAGGATGACGCAATCCTCCAAGCACAACTGGCCCGCATTTGCAGGGCCGATGACTACAATTTCAAACTTCAGGAAGTGATTCTGTGGAACCCGTAAAGAACGATAAGACGTGCCTCGATTGTGTACATGGGAAGGTGGACGTGGCCAATGGTGGCGTTCGCTGCACCCAGCATGACAAGCATGTGGTCCAGTGGTTCTCAACCCCGGCAAGCTGCCTCAACTATAAGGACCCGGTGTAATGGAACGAGATTGCAATACGTGCGGCAGCCACGCCCAAGCGAGCGTCCTGGACGACATCCCCGCAGGGTGCTGGACCTGTACCGCATCGGAGACTCGCGGGGGCCCGGTGTTGCCCCAGTGGAAGCCGATTGAGTTCTTCAATCCCGCTCCGACATCCGCAGAGCTTCACCAGTGGGTACTCCAGGCGGAAGCGCAAGAAGCGCAGATGCAGTACGAAGCCCCTCAGCCGCTGACTGATGCCCTCCATCGGCAAATCGGTGGGGCCCACTACAAGGGCCTGAAGATTCAACCGATGGAGTACTCGATTGCCAACGGGCTCAACGCATGTGAGCACACGGCCATCAAGTACATCACCCGGAAGAAGGGTGATAAGGCGAAGCGCTTGGAGGACTTGGACAAGGCAATCCACTCCATCGAGTTGCTGAAGCAGTTCATCGAAGACGGCACTTTGGTGGATTAACTCGATTCCCGCAGATGCTTACTGGCTCGGCTTCTGCGGGATTTAGGGGTCTTAACCCTCACTCTCGCAGTATGCCGAAAAAACTTATATAAGATTATCTTAAGAGAGTCCCGGCATCCATGAACCTTTCCGAACGCATTGGCAACCTCATCACCGCTGAGCTCCTTCAGTGTCTCGATGAGTTGCATCCCCTGTGCCTCCCCGACCCTAAAGATTCCCTAGCGGAACTCTGGATCAAAGTCGGTGAGCGCCGTCTAATCGAAACCCTGCACGCTAAGTACGCAGAGGTGAACGACCCCTCCTGAGGTAATCCCCACCATGTGCAGCGCCCCCAGCGCCCCGAAGCAGCAGACTGTGGCACCCGCCCAGACCCCGGCTCCGATGGCCAACCCAGAGAACACCGCAAGCACCAACACTGCAGGTGGTCAACGGGCTGCCTCAACGGGCCGTAACGCTCTCCGTATCGACCTCGCTACACCCGCAGCATCGGCTGCATCTGGCCTGACGATTCCGAAGTAATGGGTGACGTTACCGCCAGTCTCAAGGCACGGTATGACAAGCTCAGCACTGACCGCCTTACGTTCTTGGAGCGTAGCCGGGACTGTGCGAAGCTGACCATCCCCACCTTACTCCCCCCTGAGGGCTCCACTAGCTCCACCAAGTTCCCCACTCCGTACCAGTCTTTCGGTGCCCGTGCGGTGAACAACTTGGCAGCTAAGCTCCTCCTAGCATTACTCCCCCCGAACTCTCCCTTCTTCCGCCTTGTGGTGGATGATGTGACCATGCAGAAGCTCACTGGCCGCCAAGATATGCGCGCCCAGATTGAGAATGCACTGAGCGGGATGGAGCGGTCAGTCATGACCAACATCGAAACAAGCACTATCCGCACCTCTGCATTCGAGGGTATCAAGCTGCTGCTGGTCACGGGCAACGTGCTGTTCTTCTTGGCCCCCACAGGCGGCATGAAGACCTTCCGGCTGGACCGTTACGTGGTCAAGCGGGACCCTATGGGCAACGTCCTGGAACACATCACGAAAGAGTGTGTGTCCCCGATGGAGCTCCCTGAGGGTATCCGTGAGTCCGTACTGGCGAACAAGAAGGCTGATGACAACGAGGACGTGGTGGATGTCTACACCAGCGTGAAGCGCACCCCGAAGAACTGGGAGGTCTATCAAGAAGCCAATGGCATCGAGATTCCCGGTACGCGTGGCTCGTATCCGCTGGGTAAGTCCCCGTGGATTCCCCTCCGCTTCATCGCAGTCGATGGCGAAGACTATGGCCGCAGCTTTGTGGAAGAGTACCTGGGTGACATCAAGTCCCTCAATGCTCTCCGTAAGGCCATCGTTCAGGGCTCCGCTGCTGCAGCCAAGGTCCTCTTCCTGGTCAAGCCTAACTCCACCACCAAGCTCCGAGTGCTCACTGAGAGCGAATCAGGTGCCGTGAAGGAAGGCAACGCTGAAGATGTGACTGTGCTGCAGATGCAGAAGCAGGCTGACTTCGCTATTGCCAAGCAGACGTGTGACACGATTACCCAAGAGCTTAGCTTTGCCTTCCTCCTGAACACCGCCATCCAGCGCAATGGTGAGCGAGTGACAGCAGAGGAAATCCGATACATGGCTAACGAACTGGAAAGCTCACTGGGCGGTGTCTACTCGACACTGAGCCAAGAGTTCCAGTTGCCCCTCGTACAGCGAGTGATGTTCCAGATGGAGAAGCAGGGGAAGCTCCCTGTGCTGCCTGAAGGAACCGTTAAGCCTGCCATCACAACTGGCATTGAGGCTATCGGACGCGGCAATGACCTCACGAAGCTGCAGCAGTTCATGACCTCCCTTGAGCAACTTGGTCCGCAAGTGGCGCCCACATACGTCAACATGGGTGACCTTATCAAGCGCACCGGGGCATCACTGGGTATCGACATGAACGGCCTCATCAAGACCGATGAGCAGATTGCAGCAGCAGAGCAGCAGGCTCAGA